ACCGTCGATCCCAAGGTCAACGAAATGCGGGAGCAGCTTGGGGAGGTCCGAGCCCGCATCGGGAGCACCTTCTACAATGACCTCTTCAAAGTCATCTCCCAGTTCGAAACGCGCTCGAACGTCACCGCCACCGAAATCGACGCTCGCCGGGCCGAAGCAATGCTTATGCTCGGTCCAGTGCTTGAGCGACTCAATCATGAGGGATTTGCCAAGATACACGATCGGGTCTTCGGCATTGCGTCGCGTGCAGGCATCTTGCCGCCAGCGCCAGCAGAGGCTCAAGGCAAACACCTCACCATCGAATTCACCTCCATGATCGAGCTCGCGCAAAATGCGAATCAAGCTTCGGGGATTGAGCGTCTATTCAACATGGTGGGTGCGCTCGCCGGAATTGACCCTGCAGCTGTTGATAACGTTGACATTGACTACGGACTCGATAAGGTATCGCATCTATACAATAACGATCCCAAGCTTATTCGTTCGCCTGCTCAGCTGGCTGCGATCCGCCAACAACGCGCAGCGCAAGCCCAGCAAGCCCAACAGGCCGCCCAAGCCGACACCGCACAGAAGCTAGCCGCAGGTGCAAAAACCCTCTCCGAAGCCCAGCCCGGCTCTGGCTCCCTCCTCACCAAACTAACTGGTGCGGCATGAAAACACTCCTCGCCCTTCTTTTGATCGCTGGCTCTTATCCCGATTTACAACTCAAGGGCTGGTTTGATTCACTCAAAAGTGGCAAGGGTCCTTGCTGCTCCTTCGCAGATGGACGCACCGTTGCAACAGACGATTGGGGAATCAAAGGCGCTCACTATTGGGTAATCGTTGACGGGCAAAAAATAGTCGTCCCTGACGACGCACTTATCTCCGCTTCCAATCGTTTTGGCCAGGCTATCGTTTGGCCTTATGAATATGAGGGACAGCTTGCCATCCGCTGTTTTATCCCCGGAGCCGAGACGTGAATGACCCATACAACGCAGCCGACCTCCGAGCCCTTCGTCGCGCAACCCGCGCTGCTAAGCACGCTGAAGCAGAGCGTCGCGTTGTTATTTTTAATCTCATGGCTTCTCCTGGTGGCAGGAATTGGGTGCATTCTATCCTTGCCGACTGCGCCATATTCTCCACAACCTTCACGGGTGAAGCGCTCTCTGGTGCGTTTAATGAAGGCAAGCGAAGTGTGGGTCTGCAACTTCTTACTGACGTGGTGCGATGGGCCCCCGATCAATACATCCAAATGATGCGTGAGCAAACCGATAAGGAACAAGCAAATGCCCGACGAGACGACAGTGGACACAGCGGGAGTGACGCGAACGGCGGAGGGTCAGATCTCGGACGGCCAGACGACGCAGGTGGATCAGTCACCTTCGAGTACGACCCCGGAGACGACGGAGTCGGGGAAGACACTACTCACTGAGGACAAGTCTCCAGATGCAAGCAAAACGAGTGACGATAAGCCGACTGCTTCTGACGGTGCGCCTGAGAAGTACTCGGACTATACCCTTCCAGATGGTTTCACCCTTGATCCGGCGGTTAAAACTGAAGCTGACGCCCTTTTCAAAGGCCTTGGCCTTGACCAAAAGCAGGCGCAGAGCCTCGTCGATTTCTATGGCAAGCAAATTTCCGAACTCTCCTCCGCCCCCGCCAAGGCCTATCAAGAAATGACCGACGGCTGGCGCAAGGACTCCGAATCGCACCCCGACCTGCGCGGCAAGCTCGGCCCGGGTCAGGAAATCAACGTTCGCATATCCAAGGCCCTTGATGGCCTTGGCGATCCGAAGCTGGCCTCAGACTTCAAAGCAGCCATGGACCTAACCGGAGTCGGCAACCACCCTGCCTTCATCCGTGTCATCTCCCGGCTCGCCGAGAAGGTAACTGAGGGCACACACGTTGCAGGTAATGGTCCGTCTAAGGAGGGTCAATCCCAGTCCGGACGTACGGCGCCACCATCCGCAGCCGCTGCCATGTGGCCAACGCTCCCTTCTTCAACCAGGCAATAGGAAACCCTAACTCATGGCTACCATCGGCAACGTCGCGCTGACGTACGCAGACTGGGCCAAGCGACTCGATGACGGGTACAAGGTCGCCCGCATTATCGAGCTCCTTTCCCAGACGAACGAAATCCTCGAGGACATGATGGTCGTCGAGGGGAATCTCCCGACCGGACATAAGACCACCGTCCGAACCGGCCTCCCCCAAGCCACTTGGCGCCTGCTCAATCAAGGTGTGCCGAATGCAAAAAGCACCACGGCTCAGATTGTGGATACGTGCGGTAATCTTGAGACGTATTCGGTTATTGACAAGGATATCGCTGATCTCAACGGCAACACCGCAGAGTTCCGACTCTCCGAAGTCAAGGCCTTCCTTGAAGGCATGTCCCAGCAGATCGCCGCGACAATGATCTACGGGAACCAGTTCGTGAACCCAGAGCGGTTCACTGGGCTGTCCCCTCGATACTCCACCAAGACCACCGCCAGTTCCCAGACCGCCAACAACGTCCTCGATGGTGGTGGTGCAGCCAGTACGAATACGAGCATCTGGCTCAAGGTCTGGGGCGACGATACCGCTCACGCAACCTTCCCCAAGGGCAAGATCACCGGCCTCCAGCACCGCGACATGGGTGAGTGGCCGGTAACCGACGCCTCGGGCAACACCTACCAAGCCTACCGCGATCACTTCAAGTGGGAGATTGGTTATGTCCTCCGAGACTGGCGTTACATCGTCCGTATCGCGAACATCGACATCACCCAACTCACCGGCGTGTCCGCGGCCAACCTTATCAACCTCCTGGTCCGGGCCATCTACAAACTCCCGACTCAGCCCGTCAGTGCCGGTACCATCCAGACCTCTGACACTCCCGAGGTCCGTGCCAACATGGGCCGCTCGGTTATCTACTGCAACCGTGTCATCCGTACCTACCTCGATCTCCAGGCGATGAACAAAACCAACGTCCTCCTCCGCATCGAGGAGTTCGATGGCAAGCCCATCACCACCTTCCGCGGCATCCCGGTTCGAACCTGTGACGCCATCCTCAACAACGAAACTGCGCTCACGTAAGGGAGGCATGCACCATGATCCTAGACGCACTCCTCGCCTTCGACACCGGGTCTCTTATCACGGCGTCAGGCACCACCCAAGACTCCGCAAACATCATCGACCTTGGCAATCTTGGTTTGCCAACCACCTCCGCGACTATCCTTGGCGTAGGCCAAGCTCGCGACATCGGCATCGGTGACGATCCAGCCCTCAAGCTCCTGGTTCAAGTCATCACCGCCGCCTCCACCGGCACCTCGATGACCGTAACCCTCGAGGGCGCAATCGACACTGCCGCTGGCGTCCCCTCCACCTTCTCCGTTTGGTGGGTCTCCCCAGCCTACACCACCGCCCAGCTTGTCGTCGGTGCCCGCTTGATGGACATGGACATGCCCCGACCTCCGGCTGGTGTTGCCGTCCCGCGCTTCCTTAAGCTGGTCTACACCACCGTCTCCACCTGCAACCCAACCATCGCAGCCTACATCGTCATCGATCGCCACGATCAAATGTACCAATCCACCAAGAACGCGGTCCTCGGTGGCTACCCTGCTGGTATCACGGTGGCGAACTAACATGAAGAAACTCCTCCTTGCCCTTGTTGCTTCCCTCGCGTTTGCGGGGGCGGCCCAAGCCCAGGTCTCCTGCGTTGGCGTTGGTGGCGTTAACAACGTCCCCCAAGTCGGCGTTACCTGTGTTCAGGAACCTTCCGTCGCAACCTACGCTGCTACTGGCGTAGGTATCGTCCCCGCTGCCTCCGCAACCGACATCGCCTGCATCGCAGGCTCGGCCACCCGCGTGATCCGCGTCCAATCGGTCCGCGTCAGCGGCTCTGGCACGGCTATATCGGTCCCTGTGCTGATCAAGAAGAATGCTTCCGCTGACACCGGCGGCACTCCTGGTACTGGTGTCGTCCTCCCCGTAGCCTACGCTTTGGACAGTACCAACCCAACCTCCACTGCGACCCTCGTCTCCTACACAGCCAATCCAACCATCCCTGATTCTGCCGCTGGCATTATCAGCAGTGCCAACCTTGGCTTGGTCGCAACCACCGTCGGTGCAGCGGTAACCCCCTACGTCCTGTTCGACTACGCCGAGCGGACTTTCTCCGAAGCCCCGACCCTACGTGGCGTTGCACAGCAAATCTGCGTAAACCTCAACGCCACTTCACCCACCGCTCTTCTCAACGTAACATTCCGCTGGACGGAGGCACCACAATGAAGAATCTCTTTCTCCCCTCGGCTGTGATCCTGGCCCTTGGCCTGGCTCTCACCTATGCCCAGAACATCAACAAAGCAGTCCAACTCTCTCAGGACCCAACTGGGCTCATCGGCTACGACACCTCCAACAACATCTATCTCCCTGGTCACCTCCTTACCACAACCCGAGGTGGCCCACCCCCGACGGTGGCGGCAGCCAACTGCGGTACTACCGCACCCTCCGTTGTCGGCACCGACTTCGCAGGGCTGATCACCGTTGGCACCTCCGCCACCACCTCCTGCGTGCTCACCTTCGGCACAGCCTTCGTGACCGCTCCGGTCTGTCTCCTGACCCCGAAGTCTGCAATCCTTGCGGCTCTCTCCTATGCCTCAACCACCACCACTATGACCATCACCCAAACCTCGACAGCTAACAACACCATCGCCTATATGTGCGTTAGCTCGAGCTAGGAGACTCAAATGCAAAAGCTTTGGCTGGCGCTACTCTCCGCGCTCCTGGGCATAGCGCCAGCCCAGGCTCAGAACTTCACTATGCCCCCGCCCGCGGGCGTAACCGTTGGCGGCTTCGTCGTCGTCCCTACCTGCGCAGCACAATCCCTCGCTGCCACGCAGGGCTTCGGCACAATGGACGAAACCGGTGCCCTTTGCGTCAACGCAACGGTCATGGCCACCGCAACCATCGCTGGCTTCCCCACCGTTCAGTCCACCGGAACGCCGATCTCCGTTAGCACCGTCAGCGCTACTGGTACCCTCCCTTCTGGTACCGTTGTCGTTGCTTCGAATGTCGGCGCGACCAATGGCGCCTACTGTAAACTAGGCGCATCAGCCACAACCTCGGACCAGCTAATCCCACCAAACAGCTGGTTCGCTTTTACTGTCGGTGCCAACACCCAACTCTCCTGTATCACCTCGACCTCAACCACGACCGTCAATATGGTCGGTGGCTCGGGCATCGCCACTGGCTCTGGTGGCGGCGGTGGAGGTGGGGGTGGCGGAGTTGTTACACAACCAACGGCTTCATTGCTCAATGCTACCGTAGTCGGCACTGGCACCTTTGCCACCCAATCGGCCGTTACACAGACAACCTCTCCCTGGGTGGTCGCGGGCAACGTTGCTTCGGGCTCGCCGTTGGCAGGTAACCCAGTTCGTATTGGCATCAGCGACGGTACCAACGTGCAAAATGTCCTTGCAGGCATCGCGTTGGCTGACGGCGTCAACGGCAACAATCAGGTCGCCGTCACATCTTGGTTATTCAACGGCACTACCTGGGACCGTGTCTCTGGCACCACCAAGGGCGCCTACGGAATCATCCGCGATGCCGCCGGCAACGCTCGTGGCGCCAACGTCAACTCGAGCAACGAGCTTGCGGTCACCTGTGGCAATTGCTCTGGCTCTGGCGTCAGCGTGGTGGACGCGGCAGCGTGGACCGCCGGGATGTCCGTCTTCGTCCCCAGTGGTGGCGTGTTCAACGATTCTGCTACGCTCACCACCGGCCAGGAAGGCACTGCTCGTCTCACCACCAAGCGCGCTCAAATTATCGATGTCGACACAACCGGCAATGCTCTGTATTCCGCCATCACTGGGCCAATTCCCGCCGGTACGAACATCATCGGCAACGTCCGCATCGACCAAACCACCCCCGGCACCACCAACGGTGTGTCGGTGACCAATGCAAACGCGAACGGCCAGGTCGCGATGTCAGCTAGCTCCCCAGTCGTGCTCGCCAACAACCAGACCGCCGCCGATCCCTGTATGTTTCAGGCCAAGACCAATGTTCCGATCTCGACCTCCAGCGGAACCACCGCGCTCGTGACTGGAGTCTCTGCCAAGAAAATCTACGTCTGCTCGCTGGCGCTGATCGCAAACACCCCGGCCGTCTCGGTGTCTCTATCCGAAGGCTCCTCCAGCACCTGCGGAACATCGTCCCAGGCCGCCGTCATGGGCGTGGCAACCAGCGGTACGGCCTCACTTGGCATCCCGCTCGCCGTCAATGGTGGTTTGACACTGGGCAATGGCGGAGGAACCGTTGCCGCAACCGCGACTGCGGCAAACTATCTCTGCCTGTTCCAGTCCGGCACCACCCTCATCGCTGGCAACCTAACCTTCGTGCAGCAATGATCGCACGCATCGTATCCGTAGCCCTACTCTGCCTTGGGCTCTTCTGCCTTGCACAGGCGCAAGTCCCCATGACAGGTGCGGGGAAAGGCGCTCCCGGCGGGGGTGGTGGCAGCAGCTATGTAGGGCCCGGCGATCTCGTCCCTGGCGCCGTGGCATGGTCCGGCCTGCGTGCCTACAGTGCCGCTACGGCCGGAGGCAAGGTCGCTAACATCTGCAATCCCACCGACGCCACCGGGGCTGACTGCGCCGACTGGTCAAGCGACGCGACAACTGGCGATCTCGTCGCCACCACCATCAACGGCGCCGACTGCACGATGGTGACCTGCTCGGTCAAATTCTTGTATGATCAGACCGGCAACACCAATTGCAGCACCGGAATCTCAGTACCTTGTGACTTAGCTCCTGCTGGAGCAGGCGCTGCTGACCGTCCAAGTCTTGCCTTTGGCAGCACAAACTGCACTGGGACGACCAGCAAATGGTGCATGACTTACGACGGGATGACTCAACGTCTGGTTTCGTCGACAATACTAGGGGTGACGACGACAATAACAATTTCCCAGCCATTAACTCAATCTTTTATCTTTTATCACACCAATGCAGGCAGACAGGATATATCCCCCAACTTCGGCGTCAACTTCGGGGGCGCCGCCAATGAGGCGTATGGGTTCTTTGGGAATTTCACGCCGATAACGGTGGGGGCCGGGTTCGACGGAGCCTGGCACGCTGCTCACATTGTAGCCAATGGAGCTTCCGGAGACATCCACATCGACAGCACGGCCAACACAAATGATCTTGGAGCGTCAGGAATTTCTGGTAATCTTTTCTGCGGGCGCAATTCCAATTTCTTTGCCGGCAAAATGGTGGAATGCGGTAGCTGGGGTTCTGCTGTCAGCTCTGGCGACATGGACGCTATGGCGGCAAACGCCAAGACATATTGGGGATGGCCGTGAAGAAACTTGCTCTCGTCGCATTGCTCGTCCTCGTTTCCGGGCTGGCTTATGCTCAGGTCTTCAACATCTTCAACGCTGCTGCCATCGACTACACTGGACTTGTCGGCACCCGCGGCAAAATCCCAGCGATCTACGATCCGACCAACAACCAAATGATGGCGCGGTCGTTCTTCTTTACGCGCACGGATGTCACCAGAATGCAAGTCCGTTTTGCATGTTGGTATGAAAGCGCAGGAAGCGGCAACATCGAGGTCGCCCCCGGATCGGATTGCGTCATCAAGGGAGACGTGGAGTATCCGGCCGGGGTGTGTCACCCACTGACGTTTTCCGGCATGTCTTCGGTTACCGTAACCAAGGGCTCCGATGTGCTCTCCGACCCTATCAACGTCACCATTCCAACCAACACGAAGGCGTTCATTGGTGAGTATATGACCAATGCCTCCGGCCTTATTTATTCTGACATGACCCCGGACTTTATGAACGGGGACCTAATCGAGGTTGGTGTTAGTGGCGTTGCCGATCATACGGTGGACTGCGGCACGGTGCCGCTTGTATTCGGGTATATGTCGTATCCTCTAGCCATCGTTGGCAGGGTCCCCAACGCGCAAGCCTCCGTCTGCCTGATGGGCGACAGCATCGGCGACGGTACGCACGATGTCTATTCCGGCACCTCCGGCGACCTTGGGATTTTAGCGCGCTCTGTAGGGCCAAGCTTTGGTTATATAAACCTGGCTATCAATAACGACGCATCCTCCCGTTTTAATGCCGACCACACTCAGCGTTTGAAGCTGATTCCATATTGCACCAGCGCGATCAGCGAATACGGGCACAACAATTTTGCCGCCGATGGCGAGTCGCTGGCTACGATGGAGGCAAGCCTTGCTACGATGTACGGAACCTTGGCTGCCAACATGATTGGCTCCAAGACGATCATCCAGACCACCATCATACCGTGGACTACATCGACCGATAATTGGGCAACCACTATGAATCAAACCGTAGCGGGGTTCCAGACCAGCGTTGCAGGATTCAACACTGCGCTTCTGGCTGCCACTGTGGGTCCGCCAGGGGGCTCATACAATACGTCCAGCATCCTCGGAACTGGCACGAACAACTCGCTTTGGATCGTCGACGGGACCGACTTTTACGCTACCGTGGATGGCGTTCATCCGTCCCCCGTCGGCTACGGTCTGATCCAATCCAGCGGCATCATCGACACGACGAGGCTGCACTGATGAACCGGCTACTTCCCGTTATTGCGGTTCTCTACAATCTCGTGGGTCCAGCTGCGGCGTGGATACATGGCGCACCGAGTGGTAGCGTGCCTGGTGGGCCAGGACTGGTTGTTGGCACCTACGGTTCCACGACTGCGTCAGGTTGGACCACCATCGGCCCTAGCGATGGCACGCTGGCCTGTGCCTGTTTCACCAACATCATCTATGTGTCAGATTCTATGGGAGACGATAACCGTGACGGCTCGACCCCGACCTTCGTTGACGACAACGATACTGCGCAGTTTGTCCTCAGTTCTGCTGCTACCCCTGTTGTCAATGACGTCTATAAAACACCCAATAATACTCAAGTCACGGTCGCTGCTGTTCCAAAAACCGGAAGCGGAAATTACACCTTCTGGCAAATGAAAAGTCGCACCGGAACCCCTGATTTGACTGGAACACTGACCTGCGTAACAACGTGCATTGGCCCCGCAGGCCCCTTGACCTACACGGCGATGACCCTCGGCATTCACGGCCCGGTCAAGACCATCATCAAGGCTATAAGCAGCGGGTTGGGGACGACTGGACCCGGGCCGTATGACCTGGATCATACTGGCGGGCCATTCACGCCCAACGGGGATGGGACCGGACTTGGTACGATTGGCAACTGGCGAACTGCCGGGTCTGTGGCCGCGAGCTTCGGGCTTCGCAACGGATTCCCAGATTGGACATTGTTGCGCATGGGCGACACATTTACTGGCCAGGCGTTTGAGACAAACTACAATGCCGGGGCTGGAGGATCGGATAATTTCCAGTGGAATGGGTATTCTGAACAAGAGCCCATGGTTCTCTCGGCTTATGACGAGGCTGTCCCGGTAACGACGCCAGACGTTGGTTCCGGAGCGCGTGCTCGTCCTATCATTCTCGTGCCCAGTGCAACCAGTGCCTATGCGGCAATGCAAGGTGCGGGGAATATGCATTTATTTGAGGGCCGCGATGGAATACGTATGCAGGGCGGCGGTACCAATGTTGCCATCATCGGGCTTGATTTTTATTCGGCACAGCGTAATCCAAATGGTGCGTATGTTGGCTCATCCAATGTCTTTAGCAACTCATCAATCATCACTCCGGGCGGTGTCAGTGGTCTCTTGATAGAAGATACTCATACTCGGTGGACGTCTGCCGGAATTTCAATAAATAATTCAAGCCCAAATTTTGATGTCAACATCCGCAGAAGCCAAATGGATCACTGTTATGGAAACCGCGGTCTAGGCACCAATGACGATGATATAAGCCCCGCAGGTGGAGTCGGCGGCTTGATGTCCCCTGGGTTTTCCTTTGAGGAGAATGTGCTCGATCTGTGTGGATACAGCGATGCCACTTTCACTAGTGGTGATTCAAGAAGCAGAAATGCTTACATTCAGTGGAATGCCGTGTTTGGCAATAGACGTGGAAATACCAGTACCAGAAGCGGGTCGGAGAATTTTCAGTTTCGCTCCGGTGGTGTTGTTGACAACAATTTTACCTACCATGGCTCTTATGGATTTGATGTTGGACATCAAGAAGGTGATCCGACGTTAGCTAGCAACACGGTTGTTACCAACAATGTGGTTATGACCCCAGCCAACCCTATTGGTCTACCTCAGATCGGAATAAACTTCTCCAATACCAACAATATAACTGCTTCTAATAATCTCGTCGCAAACGAAGACGGTTCCCTTAACCCATTCGTGTATGTTCAGACGGACAGCTATGATGGTGGCACAAACAACCTAACAATATCCAATGCAGGAACCGGTGGCACCCCTGGGACTTATGGATGCGTAGGCGGCACGGGGTGGTTCACCGGAGGTTCCGGCACTGCGACTGGAACTTATAACTTCACAATCGGCGTTAGCGGATCGCTAACCGGTTACGGTCTGCAAGAACCTGTGACCGACACATTCACCGCAGGGGACGTGCTGACGCCTGTAGCTAACAGCCCAAGTCTGTCCTACACTGGTGGGACTACTCTTACCGCTGCCGGGAGCGGCGGTACCCCTGGAGCTTATGGTTTTGGCGGTTCGCTGTGCGCAATAAACCCCACCAATCCAGGAATAGGCGGAGCGACCGGGATCGTATTGACAAATTTCAGCGGCAGCATGGCCGGGACTGGGGCGAGGGCCTTGTTTGATATAAACGGTAGTGGAATTGTGGATGCTTATAATATCATTGGAGCGGGCCACGGTTATCAAGTTGGTGATGTCCTGACGGCTTCGTTCGGCGGCATAACCGGCGTGAGGATCAGGGTTGATGCGGTAGGGAACCTGAGCGGTTGGCAAATAATCGTCCAGAGCGTAATAAGCCAGGGCACTCACGGTCTGACGTGGACGGGAAATACGGTCTTCAACTGGCCGGGGAGCGGGCCTCCGTCGACCGGTGATAATGGTGGGACACATGACTCGCCGCTGCCGGGAGGGGCCGGGAGCGGGACTGCCAATACATGGACCGGAAATGCAAACTGCACGGCAGCGCAGTTCACCGGAGCGATTTCAGGGGGCACCACTTTGGCAACAAGCTCTCTCCTTCAAGGGACTATTGCCAATGGGCAGAATCTTGCTGGGGTTGGTGTTGCGGCAAACACCTCGATTGTAAGCGGCGGCCCCACGAGCTGGACGATTACGCCATCGCAATCTAATGTCTCCGCCGAGACGATGTACTCCTACACCTGCACACCCACAACGGTCTTTCCTCATCCTGAACTGACCGTTGATACTTACGCCGCTTTGCTCGGCCTATCGCCTGCATCAATTGACGGGTACATGACCGCTGCGCTAAACAATGCTAAGTGGAACTGGAACCCTGCCCTAACGGCAAACAACGGCATCAATCCCTATATCCGCCACGGCTTCGGGATGACCCCTTAAAGGAGAACACAATGGCACGTTGGAAACTAACCGAACCACACTACCTTTACGGCCGCCCGCCCGATCTCGACGAGGTCGAATGGGAGTACAAGGAAACCGATCGTGTAAACGGTCGAGAGCGAAGGAAGCGATTCAAAGTCCCGTTCTACTTCGAGGCCGAAACAATCGTCTGCCTTGAGGGTAAGGGGCTGGCTTCGGACTCGGTCTTCGAAGGCACCCCAACCCCAGCGATGGATCCGCTGGACGCTGAGGCCGAGGCCATCTCTGCTCAGCACGCTGCGTCTTGGAAGCACCCGATTGAGTCCCTCCCCGGTCAGGGCTTCAGCGCCAGTCTTCTGGGCTCGCTGGAGAAGCAACTGGCGGAGCTCACTTCCAAGATGCCAGTCCCCGCCGTCACCGTCACCGAATCCGGTGTCAGCCGTGCGGAGTTCGAGGCCCTCCAAGCCCAACTCGCTGAACTTATGATGCAGAACGCAGAGCTTCAGGCGAAGAAGCCAGAAACGCGTAGGGTCTGATGGTCGATGAAACCTCAGTAACCCTCGAACGCATCGCCCGCGAGATGAAGATGATCCGCGAGATGATGGTGAAGGTGATCTTCTACATCAGCGAGGCGGAGAAGGAAGTCCCGGAGAAGATCCGGCGGTTTATGAACTACATGCACGACCTCCACGACATCAAGTACATGTACGAAGAACTCGGTCACACGGTTCCAGTCCACCAACTTCGTGAGATGGAACGCTGTGATGACCGCTTCCGCCAGCTGATGGCGGAGCAAAATGCCGAAGGCGGGACGTTCAACAAAGTCCGCCGCGATATGGCATCCGATCCCGAGAACCGCTGGGATCACACCCGGCTGCTAACCAAACCAAAGGAGAACGGTGAATGCGACAAGGATCAGGACATACCTCAATGAGCGCTGGGAAGCGTGAGCCCAGAGCCCATGCGATCTCCCCTGCGGGCGTGAGTCAAATTGGCTCGGCCCTCGGCAACCACGCAACCGACACCGGAAAGATCCTCCACGGCTCCTCGATATCCATGGACGCCGGTCGAGGCTTTGAGGCCCCGAAGGACTCGGGGAAAACCATCCACCACGGCGGAAGCCAGAGGAGGCATACATGAGTGTTAATTGGGATGCGGTGCATAAGCTGCTTTCGATTTCTGATCTGGCTCATCAGTGGCCGAGGTTGAAGGCACTGACCGACGCTGCGCAGCGTGAACTCGAAGGCCACGCTGAAGGTGCAGCGAAGGAAAACGCCGACGCTACGGCGAAGAAGGCTGAGGAAGATACCAAGGCTGAGGCAGTGGCAGCAGCTAAGGCTAAGGCCGAGGCCGACAAAGCCAAGGTTGAGGCCGAGAAGCCCAGTCCCACCCCGTTCTTCCGGCGCACCGAGGAGGCATAAATGGCTCGGGATATCCTCTCTGAATACGGCCCTGATTCCCCCAGCAACCAACGCCCCACGGCGTCGTCGGGTGGGGTAACCCAGGCTAAGGAGCTCCCCTACTCCCCGCCGAAGGGCCCGTCTGGGCAGATGAGCCAGAGTGTCGGGATCGGTGGATCCAACCACGGTTGCTGCGGAACGCAAGGAAGGCACTAATGGCTGATACCTGTGGCACCTGTATCTTCTATCACGAAACGAACGAGTGCCGCTTCGCAGCGCCTATCATGAGCCAAGCGCCCTTCAACCGATGGCCTGTTGCTCAAGCAACAGACTGGTGTGGAGATGGTATTTCAACTAGTGATGCACATCGCTTCTCGGCTAAAATTTATGGGGTCGAATGGGCGGCGCTCACTGCATCACTAGTTGCACTTGCCCAAGCTTATTCACCGGCTGCGCCTGCTGCGCCCTCTGGAGGATCCGATGCCATCCCAACTGGACCTTGATCAAGGCGGGACGTTTCGTCAATGGCAGAAGGTCGACATGGGACCGACGATCGGCCTTGTGCCACAGCCTAGACATAACCAGCTGGGTATCAGCGCAGCTGGTTCCTACACCCTCGATCCAAGCACGAACTTCGTTCAGGTCTCCATTGCTGGTGCGGTTACGATCACTCTTCCCTCTCTTTCCCCCACGCCTGCAACGCAAGCAGCACTTCCAGGGATTGCTGCTAATGCAAGAACCTCAATCGTCATCGTCGACATCGGCGGCTTTGCTGGAACTAACCACATTACCATCCAGCCTGCTGCTGGTGATACTATCATGGGCCTTGCCTCGATTCAAATCTCAGTCAACTACGGGGCCTTTACTCTGTCCCCCGCTGGAATCCCGCGGACTTGGAGCTCAGTCTCACCATGAAAAGACTCCTACTCGCTCTTGCATTCTTCCTTTTCGCCCCGAGCGCCTGGGCTCAATGCTCTGGAGTGTTCCCGCCTGCGACCATCTGTGGGAACAACAGCGGAATTCCTAATGTTCCCACAGCTATACCTAACGCCAGTATCGCTAGCAATACAGTAGATCCAATCACATTTGGTGCAGATCCCACTGGTGTAATGGACAGCACCGCTGCTATCAACAACGCAATCCTCTCACTCGATCCCGGCGGTGGCGAAGTCCGCTTTAACACCTGCGGCACCTACAGCGTGCGAAACACTATCAACGCAGGCAATGGCTCCAGCGGAGTCCTCTCCACTCGTAATGGTGTTCGCATCACTTCATCTGGAATGGGCGATGGTAAACAGTTTGTTCAAAACTGTGTTACCCTTCGATGGGATAGTGTGGCCAATGGAACTATGGTATTCGCTCAGGGGCCTATGTCTGGATTTGAGTTTTCTGGAATTGACATCGATTGTCAAAGCGTTGCTGATTACGGTCTTGTACTCACCTCAGTAGCTACATGGGAAAGCCATCGTGGGGTGCATATTAAAAATTGCCGTGTATATGGAGTAGCATTAAATGTCACGCTTGGCGTTGGAGCTATCGCACTTAACACGATGCAAGGTGTAGCTAACAACTGGGTAATTGAAGTGCCTGCTGTAGCAGGCGCAACTGGGATAATTCTAGATGGAAATTGTGCTGGCACTATAGCCGATGTCTACCAGAATATTTTTAACAACATGCAGATTTTTCTTCCTAATACTGTTGCGGTTACTGGAGTTCAGGTCGCCAGGGCAGATACCAACGTATTTAATCAACTACTAGTGTTTTCGCCTAATGGCGTAGTTAATGCAGGTACGAAAGCTGTTGTATTTACTTATGGTCTTTGTTTCGGTCTTCCGGCGCAAAATAGATTCAACCAACCAGATGTCGGATTTAATATTCCTGCGGCGCAGCAATGGAATGTTGTTGGCACACCGACCGGGTCCGTAAATTTTATAGACTCCGTTAATACTACAAACGGAGGTGCGGATCCAATCATAACCCTATCTGCTCCGTATGCTGAACAGGCCTTACCTCGAAAAGCTGGTCAATATGTTTCAACTGGCAATACCACGACTATTGGGACTTTTTCTCTTTACACTATTCCAGAAACTGGCTGGTATCGATTGAACTCTTACATACGTATGACTGTCGCTGCTGGGGCTGGGACTGTCACTACTGGATATGTTTGGACTGATGATTTTGGTGCTATATCTGGAGTCACTCCATTTGGTGCGTTAGATGCAACCAATACCGCAATTCCAAATATTGGAACAATACCTTTCTACGCTATAGCAGGGTCTGTTGTCTTTGCAAATGCTACAGCGTCAGGTCTTACTGGGTCACCACAATACACCTGGCGTATAGTTGTAGAAAAGCTATAACGGAGTTTTCAAATTGACAACTAATCTTGATATCGCGAACCGCGCCCTGCAAGCAATGGGCTCGCGGACAAATATGACCCTAGCTGAGTTCAATGCCCAAACCTCCAACGAGGCCATTCAGGCGCAGCTGATTATGTTTCAACTCCGCGATGAGCTGAATCGAATGGCTCCCTGGGACTGCGTGACGAAGTGGGTGCCGCTTGCTTATATCTCCACCATTCCTGGCAACCCTGAGAACCCCACCGCTGGTGCACCGCTTTGGCAGCGTGGCCTGCCACCGCAGCCTTGGTCGTATGAGTATCAATATCCGGTCGACTGCCTCCGTGCGCGGATGATCATCCCACAATACACCACTCAGGCTGGGGGCACCCCAATCTACCCCGCTGGAACTGTAACTGGCGCTGGGCAAACCGGCTGGACAGGCCCTGCGCTAAAGTTCGTAGTCGCCACCGACTCCTTCGCCAGCGTCTCCGCTGCTGCGATTGCATCTGGTGGAGTGAATTATGCGGCAGGTGATTTCATCGCCTTGGCCCAGCCAACCTTCACCTTCGTTCAAAACTCCGCGCCGGTCGGCCAGCCACCAAGCACCACCTCCTATACCATGAATGCAGGCGCTCCTGCTATCCTCGCGGTTCTCACCGTAGGTGGTGGGGGTGTCATCACCTCAGTAGCCGTCGTGAACCAAGTTCAGGGCGAAGCTACGCCTATTAGTGGTAGCTACTTTTCACAGCCATCAGGCCCTGTCGGCCAGAGCGCTGTCAACGTTGGGTCCACTGGCCTTCCAGGCATTGGCACCGGGGCTACTTTCAACTTGACCTTCGTTGGTTCCACCCAGCGGGTGATCCTCTGTAACCAAACCCAAGCGATCCTTTGTTACAATACCCAGATCACCGATCCTAATGTGATGGATCCCCTTTTCCAAGACGCCTGGGTCCATATCCTCGCAGCGCGGCTCACCTTTCAGCTTACCGGCGATAAGGCCCTGGCCAACCTCCAGATCAGCCTTGCTAATAACGCCATTATGGAAGCCCGCAAGGCAGATGGGAATGAGGGCATAACCGTCAACGACGTCACCCCCGACTTCCTACGCACCCGAGGTGGGTTTGGCGTTGGACCGAACTTTGAGTATAGCCCTAACATGAACTTCGATTGGGGAAGCTACTACAGCCCATACTAATGTCACAGCCTTCGATCAAAACTAGCTTCGCCTCGGGAGAGTGGGCTCCCAAGCTGCGCAGCCGTGTCGATCAGCAGAAGTACCATTCCGGTGCTGCGTTGATGCGGAACTTCTACGTTGACTATTCCGGCGGCGGTGCTTCGACTCGGCAGGGCACGGAGTTCATCAACCAAGCTAAGTCTGTTGGCGCCCGGATTATTCCTTTCCAGCCCTCGACTTCGCTGTCCTACGTTCTCGAGTTTGGGCAAAATTACATCCGGTTCCATTCCAACGGCGCACCGGTTGTTGAGACGGGCACAGTTATTTCTGGAATAACTCAAGCCAATCCTGGGGAAGTCACCGATGTTGCGCACGGATATCTTACTGGCGATTGGGTGTTAATGCACCAAGTTGGTGGTATGGTTCAACTTAACGGTAACTACTACATCGTTGTCAAGACCGGGGCCAATACCTATACCCTAACTGACTTGAATGGTAACCCCATTGATACCACTACCTTCGGTGCCTATACTGGCAGTGGCTTTGCGCACCGAGTTTATACCATTACCAGTCCTTATAACGTCTCCGATCTTTTTCCGAACCCCGTCACCGGCAACCCTGGGCTCAAGTGGGTGCAGGATGTAACTTCCCTAATCCTCTGCCATCCAAGCTACCAACCGGCAATCCTGACCATCACCGCCCCGACCAGCTGGACCCTAGCCAATATCACCATCGGTTCAACCTGCCCTGCCCCCACTGGGTTGGTAGGTGCATCTACCCTCGGCGCGGGCACTTGGGGCTATGGGTACATCGTCACCGCCGTAGATGCCAATGGTCAAGAGTCAGAGACCTCCGCTCCGCTGCTAACCCTAACCCCACTGAACTTCATCGGCACCACTGCTGGCACCAACACCATCACCTGGACCGCTGTTCCTAACGCAACCAGCTACAATGTCTACAAAACAGACCCCGTTCAGGGTACCACCATCGGTCTCGGGGTTCAATATGGCTTTGTTGGTAATGTTACTGGCACAGTTTTCACAGAATCCTATCCTGGAGTAGGCCCTGACTTCAGCCAAACCCCGCCGGTGGTTAAGAACCCCTTCCTCGGTGCGGGGGTTACTGGATACACCATCACAGCCCCTGGGGCTTACACATCAGTTCCGGTCGTGACCGTTGCAGCACCGACTAGCGGAAGCCGCGCTACAGCGGTAGCAGCGCTAAATGTATCGGTGCTGGGTGCGATTACGCACGCTGCGGGTAATCAAGACGTGGTCCACACCGGTAGCCCCGCTGGTGGATTGCTATTCTTCCCCTCCGGGGTGGTGCTAAGCATCCTTACCGCCACCAATGTTACTGGGAATATCTGGACAATTTCATCGGTGGGCCTTGTGAGCGTTGGGTCAATCCTCAGTGGCAGCACGCCCACAAATCCGGTAGCGCCGGTGAGTAACTCCTTTGGTGGGATTATCACCGCTGGCTTCGGGGTCAGCTTCACCTGGGGGGTTTACGCAAATATTCCAGTTAGCTCCGGTGCTGGATACACTTCTGTGCCGGCTGTCACTTACACCCCCGCCGGAGCAGCAGCTACGGCAGCGATCGGCACTGCCGGGGCAGGTAACCCCAGCGTCCCGGGATTCATCCAAGAGCGCCTTGCCTTCGCTGGACAGGCTCAGGCTGTGCAATCCTTCAACTTCTCCCAGCCAGGGAGCTTCTTTAACTTCAACGTCTCGAATCCGATTCAGGATGACGACGCAATCTCGGGAACGATTATCTCCGAGGAACTAAACGATATCCGTTGGCTGCTCCCAGTTCCCACTGGAATCATTGCCGGTACCGGCAAAGGTGCATGGCTGATCAATGGCGGTGGCGGCATCTCCACACAGGTCCCCATTACCCCCATCAATGTCACCGCGCAGCCCCAGGCCTTCAACGGTACCAACGACCTGCGCCCGATTAAGATCAACTCCGATGCCCTTTATACTACCAACAAGGGCAACTATGTTCGGAGTCTGAACTACAACCTCTATGCTCAACTTTTTACCGGCTCGGACATCTCCGTCCTCTCCAACCATCTCTTCTTCAACAACTACCTCCTCGACTGGGCCTGGGCTGAGGAGCCGTTCAAGACCCTGTGGGCTATCCGAGGCGATGGGCAAATGCTGTCTCTTGGATATGTAAAAGAACAAGAGCTTATTGGTTGGGCTCATCATGATACCAATGGTCAGTTTCAATCAGTGTGCTCGGTAATTGAGACAGTCTCAACCGGCAATGTGGTTGACGCGGTCTATTTAGTAGTCCAACGGTTGATTCAAGGAGCCGAAGTTTCTTACATCGAACGCATGGCCGATCGATATTTTACCTATGGCTACGAAGATTCTTGGAGCGTAGACTGTGCGCTGCAAACTCAACCTGCGCTGTCCTTAACCAGCACCATCCTCGGCCTTGACGACGCTAGCCAAGTCGGCAACTCAGTTACCTTTCTAGACTCAGGTGGAGCTCCCTTCACCGCTCAGATGGCCACCAATGGCTGGATTCTCCGTGTTGGGGGAGGGATCTATACGATTACCGGCTTCACCTCCTCCACACGTATAACTGCCACCGTCGTCCGTCCTCCGACCCTTATTAACCAATACACTAACAAACCCCTTCCAGTAACCACAGGTTACACCATATGGACCCCGATTACGAGCGTGAGTGGATTGACCCAGCTGATAGGTCAGAGTGTTGTTGGTGTGGCCGATGGCGCGGTCGTAGGGCCGTATACTGTCTCAGCCTTAGGAACTGTAACCTTGGGCCTAACAGCCACCAAGGTTACCCTAGGGTTGGCCTACCTCCCGCAACTCCAGACCTTACCGCTGGACCTGGGCGAGCCAACGGTGCAGGGGAAGCGGAAGAAAATCACCGGGCTGACGCTACGCGTGGCGGATACATTGGGATTACAGGTCGGCAAGACCTTCGCAACGGTCGTGGCGATGAAGGACTTCATCCTCGGGAACGTCCCAACCACCTCAACGGGGGTGGCAAAGGTGACCGACCTCGTGAGTGGGGATGGCCGGACAATCATTGATCAGGAATGGGACACGGCGGGGAATTATTGTATTCAGCAAAATCTTCCCTACCCCGCGACGATACTCGGTGCGATGCCGGAAACGACTGTGGGAGATGGGAAATGATATCGATCTCCAGGAGCAGTGATATCTCCCTGAAGGAGGTTCTCCGTCGAAGCCCGGTTGCAGGGA